TGTTCCTTTGCTCCTGTTGATCAACGTAATTTGTCTTCTTTTCGCAAGCATTGTGTTCTATTTGTTTGCGGTGATGACTCTATTTTTTCAGCAGATTCTTTTGGCCAAAGTATTATGTCTACTTCCAACATTGTTAAGGTTTTTGACCAGCTTTCTTTAAAATGTAAGTTTGTTTCTACCTCTTATCAGAAAATTCATACTTTGTCTTTTTGTAGTTTGAATTTTAAGTGGTTTGCCGGATATATTGTTCCTGTTCCTAATAATTGGGAAAAACTACTGGCCTCACTTTTGTATGGAGGTTCAATTGATGGTCAAACTTCCCCTCGAGTTACGCTTACTCGTATGTTAGGTATTAGAATTGAAACTTTTTTCTTAACTTCTTGGCGTTCGCTTTTAGATAAGTGGATAACTAGGATGTTTTTTGAATTTCGTAGTACTTTTGAAATCGCCCCACCTAAAGATCAATTATCTTTATCGGAAATGCAAACTATCAATCGCGATTATTCGCAGGTCTTGGACCTTTATTTAGGTTTAAGCTTGCGTCATGAATTACAGGGTGGTGGGCCTGTAATAAAATTTTGTGATTCCCATATTCGGGATTTAAATTAGGTTCATTATTTTTCCTAATGAAAGTTTTTAATTCTTATGTTAGACGTGCTGAGGAATTTTCACATAATAAAGAGTTAGGTGGTGGTATTCCTGGTCATATTCTAGGTTATGGTATGGCTGCTCTTGACCCTTTTATACAAGGCGCTTTCAACGCCACTGATTATCTTTTCCCTATTCCGAAGGGTAATTCGAAGTCTATAGGTTCGGAAACTTCGAATAAAATAATTGATCAAGTTATGCCTAATCAGCAACAAAAGAAAAAGCGTCAACAGCGAAAACCTAAGGGTAAGAAACCCCCTCGCAAGCAGAATATGAATACTAAGCGCTCTCGTGCACCTATTCGTCGTGCTATTGCGAGTGCTAGGCGCCCAAAGCCTAAGCGTGGTATTCCTCTTGCTCGTCGTTCTGGCGGGGATGGTCGGCGGGTTAACGCTCCCGTTGTTTCAGGACGTGTCAGGCAGGCCGGTTCCTATATGAATTTCTTCTCTGGCAGTAAACCAGGTTGTATTATGATTGAAGGTAAGGTTCAAATCGCTCAGATTGTTGTTTCTAATGCGGTTGGTTCTGATAGCAATACCTACACCACTAGCTTCTTTAATAGTGTTAGCGGTGATATTTGTGTTTATGTTGTCGCTCCTCAGAACACTTTTTACTCTCCTTCTCCCATTTGGGTTTTTTCTCAACTTTTTGAGAGATTTCGAATGAAAACCCGTTTGCATTATTACGGTAGTTCTGGCACTGGTAGTACTGGTATAGTTAAGTTTGCCTTCTTTGAAGACCCCTCTGCTTTTTATGCCAATAGTGGTCATGGCGGTGGTAGTGGTGGTGATTCTAAAAATTGGCCGCGTCCGCAGGATTTTATTGGCCTTAGTGAATCTATGGAGGGACCTGTTTGGACTGAATTTTCGACTCCTTGGTCTCACACTCCTTCGGCTGAGGATATGCGTTATATCCCAGCTGATACCTATACTACCACTTTGGATGCTTCCGAAGCTACCGGCATTTCTGCTGCTTCTTTGCGGCAAACCACTGCAGGTATGTGGGTTACTACTTGTAGTAACGTGAATCCTGGCACGGCGCCTTCTAGTCTTTTAATTGGTGATCTTTGGATGGAATATCGTCTGGAACTTTGCGATATTATGACCGGTCCTGTTTTTGCGACTATAGATGAACTTACAGGTCATGCTTCCCTTCGCCGCCGTGTTGTTAATTCTGAAAGAAATAGAGTTGATGCTTTAATTAATGAGATAAAAGCTCTTAAAGCTTCTCTTGTTCCTGATGATGACGACGGTGATGACGAGGTTATTCCTCGTGTTTTTCCTTCTCAAGTTAAAGAGTTTAAGAAATCTCACCGTCCCCCTGTTTGCCACCCTTCTCGTCGCGAAGTTGACCCTGTTATAGCCGATCGTTTTGTTCGTGACGATGAAAAATTAGATAGTTCTTTGACCCAGCCGTCTTCGAAAACAAAGAGTTCCTCTTTGAAATGATACTCGTTAAGACATGATATTGCAGAATTTCAGTCACCCCTGTTTAGTGGTTGTGATTGAACGAGCAAAAATCCCCTTAATTGACTATCAAAAAAAAAAAAAAGACAATAGTGAGA